ATGATAAAATCCCAGAACGACTGTTTTCTTGAATTGGATTTCAACGCTGCCGAGTTAAGAACTGTTTTATCATTGCTCGGACAAGAACAGCCATCCAGCGACCTTCACAAGTGGAATAACACGAATGTGTATAAGGGATTGTTAACCAGAGCAGAAGCAAAGAAAAGAATGTTCGCTTGGTTATACAATCCAAACTCAGAAGATCAGTTGACAAAACGCTTTTATGACCGAGGTAAAATAAAGGATCGTTTCTTTTCCAAATCTCTCGTCAGGACAATATTTAATAGAGAGATTAAATCAGATGATTATCACGCTTTCAATTATATTATCCAGAGTACAACAAGCGATTTGTTTTTGAAACAGATGATAAAAATTCATAACTTCCTGAAAGATAAGAAATCTTTTATAAGTTTTTCTCTTCATGACAGTTTGGTTATAGATTTTAGTAAAGAAGATTTAAAATATGTGTTAGAATTGGTTACAATGTTTTCTGATACAGAATTAGGCAAGTTTTTGACCAATGTTAATGTTGGAAAAAGCTTTGGAGAGATGAAAGAATGGAAATTGTAATCGGACTTGGTGGTGCTGGCTGTAGAATTGCCGACGAATTCGCAAAAAATCCTCAATATGAGACTTATAAAATTGATGAAGGTGTTTATACGGGGATTTTGAGCCGAAATTCATTCTCGATAGCGAAACAGAAGACACATCAGCAATATGAGCTTCAAACTCCCGATTTGGGAGCCTTTCTCGGACATCTAAGAGGAGAGGTACTGTTCGTCCTTGGAGGCTCGGGAAACATATCTGGCTGCGCCCTGAGAGTGCTTGAACAAATTAGGCACTGTAAAATTAACGTTTTGTACATAGAACCAGATATCGAATTGCTCATTGGAGATAAAAAGCTTCAAGAGCGCGCAACTTACTATATTTTACAAGAATTTGCCAGATCTGGACTTTTAGAAAGAATGTATATTGTTTCCAATCCTCAAATTGAAAAAATTCTTGACAACGTTCCAATTATCGGTTATAATGATAAATTGAATGAGCTTATTATATCAACGTTTCATATGATTAATGTTTATCACCATATTGACTCGGTTGCAGATAATTTTGTCCAACCAGATGAGATTGCTAGAATTTCCACGATTGGGATCTCAAATTTAGAAAATGAGAAAAAATTGTTTTTTTCTCTTGACAATATCAAAGAAATGGTGTATTATTATGCTATCAATAAAAATAAGCTTGAAACAGATGGAAACTTGATGAAAAAAATAACTGAAAATATTAAAATGGAAAATGAAGTAAAAGTATCTTATGGAATTTTTGCTACTGATTACCCCGATGATTATGTTTATTGTACTGCAAATAGCTCGTTTATACAATTCCGAGAAAATGAAATAAAAGCTTTACAATTTGATGAAGCCATGGTAGAATAGTAATATTCAACAATGAAAGAAAGGAGAAAAAAATGGCGTTAGATCTTGATAAAATGAAAAAGAAGTTGGGAGCCCTAAAGGGAGATGGTACCGGTGGTGCGTCTGTTTTCTGGAAACCCCAAGAGGGAGAGCAGACAATTCGTCTTCTCCCGACAGAAGATGGAGATCCTTTTAAGGACTATCACTTCCACTATATGATGGTGAATGGTAGAAACAACTCTGTCATGTGTCCGAAGCGAAACTTTGGCGAGGAATGCCCCGTTTGTGAGTTCGCCTCAAAGCTTTGGAACGAGAGTCAGAATGGCTCACCTGAATCTGCTGAAGAAGCGAAGAAGTTATTTGCTAAGCAGCGGTTCTTCTCACCTGTCTTGGTTCGTGGACAAGAGACTACTGGTCCCAAAGTCTACGGATACAGCAAGACAATTTACGAACAATTACTAAATACTCTATTCGATCCTGATTATGGTGATATCACGGATCCAATGGAAGGTAATGATATCCGACTTACCTACGGTCGTAGCGCAGGTCGCCTATATCCAGAAACAAAGATACGGGTACGTCCCGTAAAAACCCCGCTATGTCAGGAAGATCAGATTCAAGGACACCTTGAGACTGTTCCTGACTTCACCACCCTCTTCGAACGTAAGTCCACCGCTGACGTTCAGGAACTCCTTAATCAATATATCATTGATGGGGATTCCTTAGACTCTCCTGATGTTGAAAAATATGTTGAGGGTGGGACTGGCTCTATTGAGAAATCGTTTGACGAATTGTTAAGCGCCTAGCAATAGAGCAAAGAGGGGGGGCGCAATGCCCCCCCTTTATTTTTCTGGAGTTCAAAATGACTAAAGCAAAGAAAAGCGCGGCAGGAAAGATGTCGATTGATGCTATGCGTCAATTAATTAACAAACAGGCAGGCATGAGTGTCGCCTTTAATCTTCAAGAAGAAAATCCAACAGAGGTTACTGATTGGATTCCCACTGGCTCACGCTGGCTGGACTCAATTATCTGTAAGGGGAAAGTAGCAGGCATTCCAGTCGGAAAGACCACAGAGATTGCTGGACTTGAATCAACTGGCAAGTCTTATATGGCTGCTCAAATTGCCGCAAATGCTCAAAAGAAAGGCATTGATGTCATTTATTTTGATGCTGAATCAGCAATTGACCCAACCTTCCTATCACAGGCAGGTTGCGACCTAGAGAAGATTATTTATGTACAGGCAGCGAGTGTTGAGTTCGTATTGGAGACAATCGAAACCCTACTCGGATCCAACGAAAACAGGATGCTGTTCATCTGGGATTCACTGGCTCTAACCCCTGCTATTTCAGATATTGAGGGAGACTTCAATCCGAATTCTTCAATGGCAGTCAAGGCACGAGTATTATCAAAGGGAATGTCCAAGATTACTCAGCCGATTGCCAATACTCAATCAACATTGCTGGTCTTAAACCAGCTTAAAACGAATATCCCTACTGGTATAAATGCTGCTGTTGTCGCTATGACAACACCTTTCACAACTCCGGGCGGCAAGGCAATGACCTATGCTTATTCACTCCGTGTCTGGTTAACTGGAAGAAAGGCAAAAGCGTCATTCGTAACCGATGACAATGGTTTTCGCATTGGCTCTGAAGTCAAAGCAAGGCTTGAGAAGTCAAGATTTGGCACACAAGGAAGAATGTGTACTTTTAAAATTCTTTGGGGCGAAGGAGTGGGAATCATGGATGACGAAAGTCTCTTTGAAGCAATTAAGTTTTCAAAGAGGTTAACCAATACAGGTGCTTGGTATACTTTGAAGTTTGATGACGATAAGGAAGTCAAGTTTCAACCGGGCAAATGGATGGACAAAATGACAGATCCCGAATTTAAGGAACAAGTTCTCAGAATCATGGATGAGGAAATCATCAAGAAATTTGACGAAAGAGAGGGAGATGCATCCAGTTTTTACAATGAAAAAGAATAATTAAAAAGTTCTTGACTTTTCTGCCCTCGTCTGATATAATTGTTGGACGAGGGTTTTTTTAATCAGAGAGGAAAATGAAAAGAGTACTTATCATAGACATGTTGAACATGTACTACCGAGCATATATCGTTAATCCTTCCCTTTCAACCAACGGACAGCCAATTGGCGGTCTCAAAGGTTCATTGGGAATACTACAAAAGCTTGTTCGCGAAACAAAGCCAGATCAGATTGTGATTTGTTGGGACGGAGCAGGCGGATCACGTCGCAGAAAGACAATAAACAAGAATTACAAGGCTGGCAGAAAGCCAATCCGACTCAACCGGTCTATTCGCAATCTTTCCGAGAACGAAGAAATAGAAAATAAAGTCTGGCAACAGACCCGATTGGCTGAATACTTCAATGAAATGCCGATTATTCAACTAATGCTTGAGAATGTTGAAGCAGATGATCTGATTGGGTTTATATGTAATTTTACAGACATATCAGAACAACAAAAAGTGATTGTTTCCAGCGATAAAGATTTCTTTCAATTATTGGACGATTCAACCGTCCTTCACAGACCAATTCAGAAAGAAACATTAAATAGAAATAGAATAATTGAGAAGTTCGGTATTCATCCTAACAATTTTGCCTTAGCTAGAGCAATGGTTGGCGACAGGAGCGATAATATTGACGGAGTTGCAAAAGTGGGCTTGTCAACCGTCGCTAAGCGACTTCCCTTCTTAATTGAAGAGAAATCGTATACAGTTGGCGATATCATAGAATACTGCGAGAACTCCGAAACAAAATTAAAAGCATTTGAGAATATTATAGAGGCTGAAGAAACTATATTAGAGAACTATAAGATCATGCAGCTTTATTCTCCCTTTATTTCTCCTCAAGGAAAAAGCAAGGTCAGGTACAATGTTGATAATGCCGAGTATCACTTCAATAAAACTGAAATTATCAAGATGATGATGGAAGATGGGTTCGGCACTTACAACTGGGATGGTCTTTTTCAAAATTTTAATAGAATTTCTCTTGAAAATAAGTCATAAATAGGTTATAATGGTTTCTTACATTGGAGAGTATTGGTGGAACATACTGAAATAACTTTTTCAAAATTCGGTAAATCATTTCAAGAGAATTTGGTTCAGCTTGTTGTTGAACAGAGAACTTTTGCCGATCAGATTGAAGAAGTACTTGATATTGAATTCTTGGAGTTCAAATATCTTCGCACGCTTGTCAAAAAAATCTTTGAGTATAAAGAAAAATATAAAACTCACCCTTCTTATCAAAATTTAGTCACGATTTTCAAATCAGAGCTTGATAATGAAAGCGAAATCCTTCGTAATCAAATGAAGGAATACATCATCCGCATTAGCAAATCTAAAGTGGATGGTGAAGAATATATCAAGGATACAGCACTTGATTTTTGTAAAAAACAGAAACTAAAAGAAGCCATGATAAAGTCTATTTCGCTTCTTCAGCAATCTTCATTTGATGAAATCAGTTCAGTTATCGATGAGGCACTGAGACTTGGCTCGGACAACGATTATGGCTACGAGTGGATAAAGGACTTCGAAGAGAGGTTTCAAATCAAAGCCCGAAACCCAATCTCTACCGGCTGGTCTGAACTTGATAGAATATGTAAAAAGGGTCTCGGCAAAGGCGAGCTTGGTGTTGTTATTGCTCCTACTGGTGTCGGCAAGTCAATGGTTTTGACTCATCTTGGGGCTGCAGCCATAAAGAATGGTAAAAACGTCGTTCACTATACATTGGAGTTAATGGATACGACTATTGCCTCTCGTTATGACAGTTGTATAACAGGTATTGAACTCAACGACTTAATGGACAAAAAAGACGAA